ATTTGACAGATTTTTTAGACACTTTCATTTATCCGGCAGTGGACCTTATGATTGCTGCATCTGAGTCTTCTGATACTGCTGGAACATATACGATAACTTCATCAGCGTCTGCGCCAAGTAACTACACTAAAGTCTCTTCTGATGACACCGCTGTTTTTACAGACACAAGAGCTGACACATCAGCATATTCGGCCGCAGGTATTCCTGAAACCCTTGACCAACCAACCACGATTACTAATTACTATCTTCATCGTAGAGATGGTTCTAATCTGACTCCATCCAGAACACCCGTTCTTATTGATGGTTCTAATAATATTCAACAGTTTTCCACGAGCACTCTTGCTGACCTACTAGGTAATTGGTTGAGATACACTGCGGCTCATGATACTAATGGTAACAAGATTACATATTCCGTTGGAACAAGTGGCAGTGGTAATGCCCGAGGAACCAATATGCTTGATACAAGACTTAATGGTTCTGGTAATTACCAAACATTGCAAGTTGGTAGTGACTATCGTGCACAAGAATTTCCAAACGGTTCTCCAGTCACAATCAATACTTATAAACTTTTCATAGATAAAACATAGGAGATAAACTATGGGTGAAGAAACTGCTGCCTATAATGAGAAGGGCGAACCAAAATATCCTTTTGTTGGTAGGATAGTTGAGGCCTATTACACAAATGCAGATCTGACTGAGATTGATATCATTCACAATTACGATATTCCTGATGATGGTGCACATACGAATGGTGGTAAAGAAGGCACGACAGTATTCTCGGTTTCAGTTGATGAGAAGGACGAACGTTTTCTAGCATTGCTTCAAGAATTTTCTTATGAGTCACTTGATGAATGCACAAGAAACAGAAACGAAGCAACTCGTGATCAATTCAGACGAGCATTTCAAGATTATGCCCAAAGAAACAAAGTAGAAGTCGAAGGTGAACCTTTAGATCTCATATTTGATTATGATCCTGAAAATGAAGTTCATAAAAATATTCTCTCTAGATTAAAACTAAAAATGTTCGAACAGGAAATCGTTCAAAAAAGTAAAAAGAGAAAAGCAAAGACTGGTATTCGTGAGGCAGAAACATTGGAGCAAGCACTCAAAGCATATTCCCAATTTCTTTAATCTGAGAAATTATAAAAAAACATGTCTGAGGTAAAGAGAATATCATGGGAAGAAATAAAACTTATTTGGGAAACTCAGTTGTGGCCAAACAAAACTGGAGGCATCAAGCCATACAATAAATGGACATGGAGACATCCGAGTAGACACTTTGGTTTTGATTACAACATGGAAATTTCTCCTGTTTTCTTCGGTATTTTCAAAAACAACAAACTCGTGTCAGTTAACAGTTGTTATATGAGTAATGATTGGAAAGACTCAATATATTTTAGGTCTAGAGGTTTATGGACAGAACCAGAATATCGTAAACAAGGTCTTGCTTCTTTAATACTACTTGAAACTATAAATTATGCAAAAGATAATCATGGAACTTGGATATGGACAGTGCCTAGAAAAACTTCATTGGTTGCATATGAAAGTGTAGGTTTCGAACGGTGGTCTGGTTGGAAAGAAGAGTTGGAATTTGGTCCGAATTGTATCGCAACTAAATACTTATAAATAAGTAATAAACGGAGTTGAACATATGGCAGTTCCATCAACAAAGGCCACACTTAAATCATATTGTTTACGAGCTCTTGGTTTTGGTGTTATAGACATTAATGTGTCAGACGATCAGGTTGATGACAGATTGGACGAGGCACTACAATATTTTGCTGAATATCACTATGATGGTGTTGAGAGAATGTATCTCAAACATCAAATCACTTCAGCAGATATAACCAGAGCAACATCTGATACATCTACAACTGCAACTGATGTGGTGGATAGTTCTGTCACTGCAACTTGGAAAGAAGGTAATGGTTACATTCCTGTACCGACAGCTGTTCTTTCTGTCGTCAATGTATTTCCTATCACTGATAGCACAACGGCCAACATGTTTGACCTTAGATATCAGTTGAGATTGAATGATTTGTATGACTTTTCATCTACTTCCATTATGGAATATGAAATGACGTTGCAACATCTAGACTTCCTAGAACATGTGTTAGTTGGTGAGATTCCTATTCGTTTTAGTCAACATCAACAAAGACTTTACCTTGATATGGACTGGAACAATGATGTTAAGGCCGATGAATATATCATTATTGAGTGTTATAGAAAGCTTGACCCAACATCGTTTACAGATGTGTATAATGACATGTATTTGAAAAGATATGCAACTGCTCTAATCAAAAGACAATGGGGTGCAAACCTATCAAAGTTTAATGGCGTTACAATGTTAGGAGGTGTCACGATGAATGGTGACACTATTTACTCACAAGCACAAGAGGAATTGCAAAGATTAGAAGAACAAATTCAATTAGCATATGAGTTGCCTGTCAACTATATGATAGGATAACTCTATGGCCGTCAATTCAATATTTCATACCAGCAATTCTCATGCAATCGCAACAGAACAAAATCTTTATAGAGATTTGCTTACAGAATCTATTCAGATATTCGGCCATGATGTTCATTATCTAGACAGAACTCTTGTGGCAGAAGATACTCTTTTGGGAGAAGATACTCTTTCAAAGTTTAGTTCTTCTGCTAAGATTGAAATGTATATTGAAAACGCAGAGGGTGGTTATGAGGGTGAAAGAGAGTTGATGAATAGGTTTGGTTTACAAAACCTAAGTGATGTAACCTTTGTAGTAGCAAAACACAGATTTCAAGATCTGACCAAACAGATTACAATTGAGAGTGGTACAGATACTACAAGTGGTTCTGTATTATTAGAGGAAGGAACCCTAGATAGCGGCACGGTAGAAGCTTCTGCATCATTTGAAGGTGGATATATTATCTCAGAAGCAACACCTACTGATTCAGATAGACCTCTTGAGGGGGATTTGATTTATCATCCAATTTTGAAAAAACTGTTTTCGGTTAACTTTGTTGATCACGATGAACCTTTTCATCAATTAGATAACAATCCTGCTTATAGACTACGATGCCGTACCTTTGATTATAGTTCCGAAATATTGGATACAGGTGTTGATGCGATTGATGCGATTGAAGATGCACTTTCAACAGATGCACTTGTTTATCAATTTACTTTGGAACAATCAAGTGCTGTCAATGAACCTATTAGAATTCATGACACTGCAACAACTAGAGGATTGTTGTTAGATGAAACAGATAGTGACAATATCATAGGTGAAGACGATAGTAGCTCTGTTGGTGAGAGCATACTTCTTGAGACAGGCACTAATGATTATCTGTTACAAGAAGAATATATAATAGGTACGGGTGGGGCAAACACTGGTAGTCTTGATAATACTGCACAGAATGAGTTGTTTGATAGTTTAGATGATGATGTGTTAGATTTCACTGAGAGCAACCCATTTGGTGACGCAGGAGAGTAAAGAATGTTAGGTAGTCAGTTTTACCATGAAACAATAAGAAAGGTCGTTGTTGCATTCGGAACCTTGTTTAATAATATTCAGTTGGTTCGTAAAGACAATGACGGAACTATTGTGCAATCCATGAAAGTTCCATTGGCCTATGGTCCGAGACAAAAGTTTCTTGTTAGATTAAGAGAAGACCCTGATCTTACAAAACAGGTAGCGATTACACTTCCACGTATTGGTTTTGAGATTCAAAATTTGACCTACGATCCTAGTAGAAAATTGAATCGGGTACAAAAGTTTAAGAAAACTAAATCAGGAAACACTAGCAAGCTTGATGTACAATATATGCCAGTTCCATATAACTTGGATTTTGAGTTGTACATAATGTCAAAGAATTCTGATGATGCATTACAAATCGTAGAACAGATTCTTCCTTACTTTCAACCTGACTATACTCTGACAATTAATGATATGGCTGATATGGGTATTAAGAGGGATGTACCAATCATTCTGAACAGCATATCATATGAAGATAATTATGAAGGTGATTTTGAAACAAGACGAGCCATAATCTATACATTGTCTTTTACGACTAAGTTTTATCTTTATGGTCCAATTACTGATTCCGGTGTTATTAAGACTGCTATCGTGGATCAGTATGCTAATGTTAAGGCAGAAGCTCCAGCGAGAGAACAGAGATACACTGTTACTCCAGATCCAACTACTGCCGATGCTGATGATGATTTTGGATTTAATGAAACTACATCTTTCTTCCAAGATTCAAAAGTCAGAGATAATACCACAGGCGATGATAAGTTAACAGAATGAACAGTGAAATTGATAAAGCCTTAGGGGTGGTTGAAGATATTGAGATCAACCCCATTGTTGAAAAAAAAGTAAATCCAATACAAGTATCTAATAATGATGCAGATATAGAAAATGATTATGCGTATCAAAGACAAAACTTTTACAATTTGGTTGAACGTGGTTCTGATGCAATTGAAGGTATTCTTGAATTGGCTAGGGAAAGTGATGCTCCACGAGCGTATGAAGTCGCAGGTAATTTGATCAAACAAGTTGCAGAGGTGACAGAGAAACTTGGCGACCTTCAAGAGAAAATGAAACGTCTCAAAGAAGTTCCAAGCAACGCACCGAAGAATGTCACCAATGCTTTGTTTGTAGGGAGCACTGCTGAATTGCAGAAAATGTTGAAAGAAAAATGATGTTAAACAGTCCTCTTACCCTTATCAATAAGGATGGGATAGCGTGTACAATTGATAGTCTGGCCGTTGGTAGTAATCTCAAATATCACACCAAAAGATGTCTAGTAGAAATCGCTGACTCTGTAGACAATCCTATACTAGCATATTCAGGAGGAATGGATTCTTACACTGTGTTGCACACAGCCTTAGCAGAAGGAAAAGAAGTGTATGCGCTGTCGTTTAACTACGGCCAACGCCATAGTAAAGAGCTTGATGTAGCCGCAGCAGTTT